GAAATTAGCATACGCTAATTATAAGCGGTAGATATTAGAAAGTCAAGCGTTTAAAAGGAATTCCGGTTCTGATTTCATCCACGGTCCACTCAGTGTGAGCGTAATTCACCAACCAATTTTCACGATCAGGCATGTGTGGTGTTTCAATGTTTGCCAAATCTGTATTGGCCACATCATGTGCCAAACTGTCAGGACCCACAAACACAGGCACGCCTGCAATCACTGCTTGTGGTCCGGGATTGCTGCTCCAACTGACCACTGCCCAACAGTTGCGAAAATCCAAATTAAAATCATCATAAGTGCCATCTATTTGCACAGGATTTTGAACAGTGACATTGCCAAACATTTTAAATGTATCTTTGATAGGGCAACGTGGGTGTGGTCTGATCACAATGGGTCTTTGGGAATGTTCTCTAATTTTGAGCACAGTGTTGTGAACCCATCTGTCCAGAGTGGGCATGTCTCGCCACTGCTCGCTCTTGTCGTGTTGAGCACAAATTAAAATGTGTTCACCATCAGTGCGCCAAGGTTTTAATTTTAATTTTAATCTATGGGGTCTGTTGGCATCCAAGTCACCCATGCCAAAATCAGCAGAACGATTGATGCCATTCAACGCCACTTTCCAAGTGACATTTCTCTGTATGCCACCCACTTCCAAAACCAACACATTCTTACCACGACTTCTGTATGATTGATAGATGGCGTGATTGCCTTGCATTCTACCATGCCACAACATGGACCATATCACAGGCACATCTATGTCTTCCACAGTGTTATATGTTACAGTGTGACCCAACTGTTGCAAGCCATCCGCCACATAGTAGAAGATGTCTGCACTGTTGAGTGCTCCGTTGTTTTTGAATAGACCAAATTTCATATGGATAAATATGTGAGTATTTAATACCAAATCAACCAGAGCGAATGCATCATGATAGCAGGCAAAGTGTGGGGCAAGACAGAATTGCTGGAGGCCAACGGAGTGCTGGAATTTCATCGCATTGAGGCCAAAGCCGGAGGCACGTGTTCCAAACACACTCACAAATACAAGTGGAACGGATTCTTTGTTGAATCTGGCAAGATGATTATCCGAGTGTGGAAGAACAATTATGATCTCATAGACGAAACAGTATTGACAGCGGGTCAGTATACCAAAGTTGCACCTGGAGAATATCATCAGTTCGAGGCAGTGGAAGACACAGTGGCCTTTGAATTGTATTGGGCCGAATTCAATCATGAAGACATTGAAAGAGAAACTGTTGGGCATAAAAAGTAATTTATGGAAAGATCTGACAGATTAAACATTCCAATGACCATTCAGTGGGAAGGCAAGGCTAACAGAAAACATTTCCTAAGACATTTGATCGAAAAAAATAATTTTAAAACAATGGCTGAAGTGGGAGTTAGAGATGGCAGAACCACTTTTCATTTATTGGATCATTGTCCTGAGTTGACCATATATGCCATCGATATGAGTATTAAAGAATTTTACAACAAAGAAGTAGCCAACAGATATAAAAATAGATTGATTGCTATAGAAGCTACAAGTGAACTGGCAGCTGATCAGATAGCTGACAACAGTTTGGATCTGGTTTTTATAGATGCCAATCACAGTTATGACTATGTTAAAAAAGACATAATCAAATACACACCCAAACTCAAAGAGAATGGATTGTTAACAGGTCACGATATTGATTACCCAGGAGTGAATCAAGCAGTGAATGAAATGGTCAAACAATATGATGTGGGCCCTAACTACGTGTGGATTAAAAATAATTTATGAAAACTGCAGTGGTTCAAATTTATGTAGACCTAAAAGGATATTCCAATCCTGATTTGATGCCTAAGTTTGATGATTTAAGCAAAGTGTCATTCGATCTTGCTAAAAAATATTCGCAAAAAGTGAAAGCTGAATATTTTTTGATCACAGATCCTCGCGTGAATTATATACATCCAACCTATGAGCGCTTCACACTGTTCGAGGATCCTTATTGGACAGATAATTTTGATCAAATTTTATATCTAGATTCTGATGTTTTTATCTATGACACAGCGCCTAACATATTTGAAATGTATTCTAGTTTAAATAACTTTAAAGTGTGTCAACATTGGAGCGAAGTTAGATACAAGCATAAAGGAGTACTGCCCGGATCACACACCTTTAATGCCGGGGTTTTTATTTTAACGAAACATTCTAGGGACGTCATGTTGCCTCATTTGAATTATAGAATTCCACATTATAAACACGATAATGAAGCATTGGTCAACATTGTTGCAAATTCTCAGGTAGAGGTAGAAACCATGGACGCACTGTTCAATGCCAAAAACTACCCCGATGCATATTTTTGTCATGCTTGGGGAGGCGGCAAAAGAAGAAATCCCAATATGGAATGCCTTCTAAAAGCCAAACAACAATCAAAAAATTTTAGTAACTAAATTTACAAATGATATTATTAAATAAAGAAAATGTTATAACAATGACTTCTAAAGAACGAGTAGAAGGATTACATCAAGCTCTTAAAGATGTACATTTAAATTCTATAGAAGGAGATTTTGTAGAATGTGGAATTTACATGGGCGGAAATATAATTATTGCTAAAAAATTTTTTGATAGTGTTAATGATTTAAGAAATTTTTATTGTTATGATACATTTAAAGGAATGACCGAACCAGGAGAATTTGACGGAGGTAAAGCTCATAAAATATGGCAAACAGATGCAAAATGTGAAGCATCTTTAGATAAAGTAATTGAACAATTTTATTTTCATAAAATATTTGATAATAGAATCAAAATAGTTGAAGGAGATGTTCAAAAAACGTTAAAGAAAGAAATAGATCTTCCTAAAAAAATTTCAATTTTAAGATTAGATACTGATTTTTATGATTCTACATTAATTGAATTACAAAGTTTGTATCATAGAATTGTTTTAGGTGGGTATCTTATTATAGATGATTATGGTCACTGGTCTGGATGTAAAAAAGCAACAAATGAATTTTTTGGAGAGGAATTTGTTTTAAATAATTTTAAAAAATTAGATTACACAGGTATTATGTTAAAAAAAATATGTTATTAATAGAAGAAATATATCAAAGTTTTAAAAATCGTACTAGACCTAATATTAAATGGAAGATGGTGGGTGACATGTATTGCAGAATGGATTATATACAACAAACATTTCAAGGGGTAGAAACTATCACAGAATTTGGACCATACCAAGGATGTTCCACAGCAGCATGGCTAAGCCTGCGTCCAAAGAAATTTGTCACAGTTGATCAAGGTGTTTCATTAGATGTGGATCTTTATAAAAAAGCAGCTGAAGAAATTAATGTTGATTTTCAGTTTATCCAAGGCAGTGATCTTGAAATTGAAATTGAACCTTGTGAGTTATTGTTCATAGACACTATGCACACAGAAGAACACACGTACAATGAATTGAGATTACATGCAGATAAGGTTTCTAAATATTTGGTTTTTCATGATGTAGCAGAGCCTAGATTTGAAACCTATGCAGGCATAAGAAAATGGTGGAAAGATTATCCTGAATGGCGTATAAAATATCATGACAATAATGACTGTGGTTTTTTAGTATTGGAAAAATAAAAATTTACACATCATAATACTAATGTTTTAAAAGATACTGCAATAAGTACACATATGAAGATATTTGTGGGCTATGATACCAGAGAGGATATCACATATCAAGTGTGCGAGCATTCTATCAAACAACATCAGCCAAAAGCTGAAGTTCTACCACTCAAAATGAAAGAATTGCGTGAGGCAGGTTTGTACACACGCCCTATAGATCCGCTCAGCACTACCGAATTCACATTCAGCAGATTTCTCATTCCCTACATAACCAACTACAAAGGTTGGGCAGTGTTCTGTGACTGTGACTTTGTGTGGACTGCGGATGTGGCTGAATTGTTTGCTCAAGCAGATGATCGCTATGCCGTGATGGTGGTCAAACACGATTACACTCCTGCACCAGGAGTCAAGATGGACAATCAAAAACAGATGCCCTATCCTAGAAAGAACTGGAGTTCCATGATACTGTGGAATTGTGCTCATCCTGCCAATAGAGCAGTCACACCTGAATTGGTCAACAAAGAAACAGGACAGTATCTACACAGATTCAGCTGGTTAAAAGATGAGGAGATTGGCAGTGTGGATCACAGTTGGAATTGGTTGGTGGGTTGGTACAAAGCGCCCAAAGATGGTGAGCCCAAAGTGTTGCATTACACAGAAGGTGGACCTTGGTTCAAAGAATACAGAGATTGCGAATACAACGGTGTTTGGAAAAAATATTTGGCCAACATGCTTAAAATAAATTAAAATTTAAATCATGTCTCAAAAATATTCTGCAGTGACCACATTCAATCAATCAGGATATGACACATACGGTCACAAAATGATACAATCATTCATTAAGAATTGGCCCGTGGAAGTACAGTTGCATGTGTACACAGAAGATTGTGTGGTGAAAGAATCAGCACCAAACATAATTGTGAAGGATCTGCACCAAAGTTCTCCGGCTTTAGTAAAATTTAAACACACATGGAAAGATGTGCCCAAAGCCAACGGCGATGTGAGCAAAGATCCTGTGCGCAGCAAGAGGAGAGATGCTGGCAAAGGATTCAAATGGCATGCTGTGAGATTTGCACATAAAGTGTATTCTATATTTCATTGTGCTGCTGAATTAGATTCTGATTTCCTCATATGGATGGATGCTGACATATATTGTCACAGTCCTATCTCCATGCAAAATATTGCCACTATGATCACGCCCAACATGGATCTTGGCTATCTAGGAAGAAAAGGCAAGTATCCAGAATGTGGACTGTATGCTATGAATTTAAAATCTAATATAATTAAAAACTTTTTGAAAGAATTTCAACGTGTGTATGATGAGGCCGAAAATGGAATATTTCTCATGGATGAATGGCATGACAGCTATGTGTTTGAGCAGATCAAAAACAAATTCCCACAGATGCAACAGTTGGACTGGGCAGCACACTTGTATGATTTGAGACCGCGTGCGGGCGCAACATTGGGCGAAGGTCATCCTTTGATCAACAGTGCTTGGGGCGCTTATCTTGATCATCTCAAAGGCGCTAGGAAAAAATTGGGCAAAAGTTCTGCGGAAGATTTAAAAATTAAAAGAAATGAGGATTATTGGAAATGAAATGTTTTATTATACATTTGCCTAATATTAAAAACAGTCTTAATTCTGCTTTAAAATTAAAAAAACAATTAGAAGATTTTGACCACGAAGTAATTATGTTTAAAGGTACTCCTGGAGATAAAGCAATAAAAATTTTTGAACAAAAAAATATTAAATTGCTTGGAGACTTTTCAGAGTTAGAAAAAAAAGAAAAATATTTTTTAAAAAGTATACGACCAGGAGTAAAAGGGTGTTTTTATTCACATTATCAATGTTGGAAACAGTGTACTACTCTTAATGAGCCTATTTTAATTTTTGAAGATGATGTTGTTTTAAAAAAAGATTTTTTTCCTGTTGAGTTCGAAGATATTTTAATTGTAGCATCTAGTCACAAAAAAAAGATGTTACATTATAAAAAATATTTAGAAAATAACATAGATAAACCAGCAGCAGAAGACTACAGTAGATTTAGCATGCCAGGCAACGCTGGGTACGTTATTAAACCGCATGCTGCAGAAATTTTAGTTAATACATATAAAAATGTATATGTTCCAGCAGATAATGCTATAAATCAAAGTTTAGTTAAAATTCAAATTCATAATCATATGATGGGTAAAGCAGAACCCCGTGATCCTACGGAAGGTAAATCATCATTAATAAAAACAAATTTTTGGGGAAATTAAAATAATGCAAAATTGGATAACTGATGTATGGCAAGACAGTGAGTACAAAAATTAAATGAACAAAACAAATTTTGAAAATCGTTATAGTAAACGTCACGATTCTACATTTCTGTGGCCAAAAGAAGATGTGTGGGCATGGAAGTGGCTGAATAAAAAAGATCATTGGGATTTGCCTAATAAGATCTCAACTCTCTGTAAAAATAAAGAAACAGTTATTCAAGCAGGCGGCAATGCTGGATTATACCCGTTATTATACAGTAAGATTTTTAATACAGTTATAACTTGTGAACCTGACCTTGATAATTATTATTGTTTAACACAAAACGTACTATCCGATAATGTTATTAAATACCCGTATGCTCTTGGCAGTAATATTGGATTAGTAGGGTTAACTACAAATCCGTTATGGGACATACAAAATAGCGGGGCATTAAAAGTAAAAGAGTCTGGAAATATTAAGCAAGTTACTATTGATTCTCTTAATGTTCGTCCAGATTTAATTCATCTAGATATTGAAGGGTTTGAAGGACCAGCACTAGTAGGAGCTGAAACAACAATAAACAATTATACGCCATTGATTGTTTTAGAAACAAATGGTAGTGGCGACGAATACGGATGGCCTCAACCAAAAATTAATAACTTATTAAAAAGTTGGGGGTATTCAGTTTATTTAAATTGGGGGCACGATACTGTGTATAAACATGAGAACTATTGAACAATTAAAATTAGAATTTTTAGAACAAAAAATAAAACCAACAGACTGGTTGGGCGATAGTCCTAGTAGATTTGACACTTATACAAGATATGCTAGGCAAGTTGACAGCATTGTAGAATTTGGTGTTTACACTGGTTTAAGTACTGCTGCTTTTTTAACCGGTGTTCCAAAAAAAATAAGGAGTTATGACATCACCGACGAATACTTATCTGTATTACCTGATTTAGAATTTCATGCTGTGTCTAATAATATTGATTTTCAATTTAAAATTGGAAATAGTTTAGACATTGAAATTGAAGAAGCTGATCTTTTGTTTATAGACACAGTACATAAAAAAAAGCATACTCAAGAAGAGCTTCGTCTCCACTCAGCTAAAATAAAAAAATTTATTATATTCCATGATACTACTGCGTGGCCCGGAGTATTCGAAGCCGCTACTGAATTCCTAATCAATAATAACAACTGGCACATTGTAGAACATTGTAATCGAGAATCTGGTTTGTTAGTGTTAAGGAAATACAATGATTAATGTAGTCTGTGTATTAAGACAAGGCGGTAAAGTAGGTTATGATGCGACATGGGTTGAGAAACTTAAAAATTCAGTATCAAAAAATCTTACAATACCTCATAGATTTGTTTGTCTTAGCGACTGCGAAGTTCCGTGCGACCGTATACCATTAGAAGATGACGGAGATGGTTTTTGGGCTAAAATTCAATTATTTAAACCTAAGTTGTTCAATGGTCCTGTTCTATATATTGATTTAGATACTGTAATTTGTGGAAACATTGACGAAATTATTAATGCAGTAGCTAATGAAAAATTTGTTATGTGGTTAGAATTTGATAAACAAATTCATTCAAGTGCTATGATGTGGTGGCAAGGAGATTACAGTTTTTTATGGAATATTTACAAAAGTAAACCGTTATCATATTGGAAAACATTATATTCTTCGCCGCCGTTATATGGAGATCAAGCATTAATTAGTGAAAATATTAATCATAAAACATTTTTAGATATTTGTCACAGTGACTGGTTTCATATAGCTTCTAAAAAAGATAGCGAGTTAACAAATAGTCTTTTGTTATCAAAAATAAAAATTTTAATGTTTAGGAAAAGTAGTCAAAAACCATCAACAATGTCTGAACACCCGTTAGTAAAAAAATATTGGATTTAAATTATTTCAATCTAAAACTGCCTTAAATAAAAAGATGGAGAGAAGTAATCTATTCTATTTAAAATTTATATAAAAACGCCTCACAAATAATTAATTATTTCCAGTAATAATCTTCCAAGCAGACCCATCTTGTAATTCAGTTTCAGTGAATTGACAATAACTTAAATGCCTTAATATTTTTTTTACAACTTCTACGTCAGGCGTGTAAGGATTTTCAATATTAGACAGGTCAGTATTACATAGAGATTGAAAAGCATTTGGTCCCAAAGTAAATGCTGGTAAACCATACATTACAGCTTCTAAAGCAGCTATACTATTGTATGTAATTACACAATGAATATCGTTATCAAATGCAACGGTGATCGGATCAATAACAATTCGAGATGCTCTATCTTTATTCTTTACTCTAATAATTATTTCTCTATCTGAATATTTTTTTATTTCGTCAACTGTTTTTGCCAACCATTTCTCGATAGTAAAGTTATAAATATTCATGACTTTTTCACTGGGTGGACATAATAAAATTTTATTTCCATTTTTCTTTTTCATATGTAGAATAAATTTTATTCTATCTAACCTATCACTGGGTCTATCTACAATAGATTCTAAATTTTGATAATTTTTTTTTGCTATTCTATAGTACTGTTTTTTTTTACCGTTTCCTAAATATCCAGTATCTATGTTGTACCATGTGAAACCACGTTGTGAACAAGTGTTTATGGCGTTTACTTTTGATTTAGAATTTCCTCTGATTATTACAGGAAGATCAATCTGCATATTTTCTAACTGCATTTGATTTATACATACTCCATTGGATCCAGACGCAAATATATGTGCTATTCGATCATATCCTTGTTTATTAGGATCATTACTTTCCGAAAAACAATAACATTGTGGAATCAATTCGCTCATACATATTTTTTGAAAAACTGCCATGCTTCACCAGATTGTAATTCAGCAAAATTCCAATGGCACATGGCCAATCGTTCAATCCAAGACTGCCTATCATGTAACATGGGATTTTCTATTTGATTTAAATCCATGTTGGCCACTGCATAGCTTTGACTGTGTTGAGGTTCAGGATCTGTGATAAATGCAGGCACACCTTCTATGATACTGGCCACACTGGGTGAACTGTTGTACACCACAGTAGCCCAAGCATTATTTAGATCCTCAACAAGATTAGGATTTTTACTCAATGAAACATTCTTGTATTTCAATTTTAAGGTATGCATGATTTTTTTATCACCTGGGTGTGGTCTCACAATTATGGGTCTATTAGAAACCAGTTTAATTTTTTTTATTGTGGCATCCAACCAATCTATCACATTCAATCCAGCCATGCTCCATCCACCATTACGTTGCAAACAGATAAGAATATGTTCTCCTTGTGTTCTGTATGGTTTCATGTTGATGTTTAAATTCAAACTGATTTTTTTCCATCTGTCAGGATCTACATCTTTGTCAAAATAAAATCCAGTAGTAGGGAATACTCCATCAAAGCTGTATCTCAAATAATGGTGTGGATTTGTGTTATTCACATACAGAAACAAACTGCTGTCCACAATAAGAGTTTTTTTATTATTTCTTCTCTGCGTATCCAGTACGTCTTTTCTTAATTTTAAATGTGGAGCTTCTTTGCCATGTTCATGCACAAATCCTTGAATCAATGCCACATCACATAGTATAATATTGTTTTGTCTGTGCTCAATAGCAGTATCATTGGATTTTTTTACACCTTCGCAAAAAAAATTTAATATCATGGGTTTTTCGAGATTTTTGTTATTGGGTGGGATACCGTTGTAATATGCTATGGCTGTGAATTTAGACATGATATTTTCTCACAATCTTAATGGCAGTGCCGTCAAATAATTCTTGCACAGTGAATTGACTGTAACTCAAAGCACACAGCCAACGTGCTAGATGTGGTCTCTGTAAATTTTCTATGTCTGACAGCTGGTTGCTGCTCACGGGATTGGTGATGTGTTTGTCCAGGGTGATCACTGGTATGCCACACCATATGGCTTCTGTGGCAGCATTGGAATTGATATTCACCACACAGTAATAGTCTTCATTGCGGAGTTCTTCCACAAGACTAGTACGCACTTTTTTTTCAGCTTTTTCTCTAAACACAATCTTCTTGTCTGTGTGTTTCTTCAGTTCACGCTCCACATCATATTTCCAAGTTTTAAGATCCACATGAAATATGCTGGCAGCAAATGGTCCTGGTTCTATGATCAGTATTTTCTCTCCTGACTGTCTCCATGGTTGGGGAAAACTGGTGAAGTTAGACAATCTATCCACGGGCGCTTCAAACATCCGATCATGATGTATGTGATTGCGCACCAATCTGTGCCATTTTTTATTAGGTTCTAAGAAGTTGGTGTAGCCACTGTCTATGAACCACATAGGATAGCGATTGTCAATCTTTTGCACCAGTAATTGTTCGTTGCCTGTGGTATTTCTAATCAAACAATCCTGTTGATAATCAGTGAAGTCTTGCCTGCGTACCAACTCAGCATCTTTGTGTATGGTCAGCCCTGTGCTCTTAACAAAATGCTGCTGCTTACTTTTTTTGTACATGCTCAGCACACGCTCAGTGCCCAATGCCTCCAACACCTGATCCATGTTCTCATGTATGACTTTAAAATATTTTTCTTTATTTTGATCCATCAGTTGCCATATTTTTCCCACATAATTGGTCAACTCTCGATATAAAATTTTCTCCAATTTGCCAGGCCATTTGCCCCAGCTCCATCTAGCATTGTTGGCTTCCAACACCTGTTCTGCTTCTCCCGAATTGCGCATTTTTCTCAGCCAGCGTCTGTGCTGTCTAATATTTGTTTTGATCTGTCTAATGTGTGTCCAACTTTCGCTGTGCTCATATGGCACTTTATCTTTGGCCACTTGAAAGTGATTGATGATACTGTTGAGAAAGTGTGCCAATTCTTTGTTGTTGATCAGTAGTTTCATGATAATGTTTCTGTGTGGTATTTAAATAGAAATTGATGGATTAAAAGTGGATCTGGCGACTAGATGCTGGCGTCTTCCATACCAGCCACACGCAATTTGACTATGTTGGTCATCTGCCATTGCTTTTGGTCTAGTCCTTTGCAAATACCCAACCATTTGTTGCGCATCAGTGCAAAATCATTGATGATCTTTTCATAGTCCACCACATCTGCTTCACCATCCACATACTTCTCCACTTCTCTGCTGGTGAGTGCTCTGTTGTAGCTTTCGAAATATTTTTTAAAATAAGAACTGCGTAGTCTACGCAATTCAATGTTGAGATATTCTAATACTGCTTCTAATTCTTGTAATTGATTGAATCTGTGTTCCACAATGCCAGGCATGTCTGCTGCTTGTTTTTCCACATTGCCTCTGATTTTGATTTCCAGTTTGGCTTCTTGCAATTGATTTTCGAAATGTTCCAAAGCCTCAGGAATAGTACTGATGTCTTTGGATATCTTTTGATACCATCCAGACATTAGTTGTCCTCGTCTTCCTCAATGTCCAGATAGTACATGATGGCCTTGTCCAAGTCTTGGTCATTGCCCATGGATTCTTTGAAAACCTCATCATCAGCGCCATAGTCGGCGCACATTTCCACATACTTCTCAGCCACTATATCGATTTGTTTCTTATCGATATATTCTTTAAAAAATTGCCAAGTTTCTATTAATTGATCAGCTTCTCGCATTATTTTTTCTCTTCTTTCACTGCTGCTGCTTCTGTTTCTATTTCTGTAACAGATTTAGGTTTGATCTTGTGATATTCTTTCATAACCATATCCAACTTTTCACCTGTCCAACCTTTTCTATACTCCAAGTGTTCTGCACCTTTAAGATCCACATATTTAAGTCGGTTACCAGACGGTGTAAGGATACCTTCTTTTTCAAACAGTTCCACCAATCCACTGTAAGGATCCATGCCTGTTTCATAAGGTATTTTAACTTGTACAGTTTCAAAAGGCTTGGCAAATCTTGTTTTCATTATCTTACAAGCAGCTCTAATACCTCTTACATCTGTTACTTTGTTGCCATCTTCGTCTTCTTTTAATTTTAATTTTTTCATTGCTACCACCACTGAACTGGCATACACAAATCCTTGACCACCTGATATTTTATCATCTGGATCAAACATATCTTGTGAAGCATACGTGTGATTGGTTGCTACCAATCCCACATTCCAACTGCCAAACATGTTCACACAATTACGAACCAGTGCTGTGAGTGCTTTGGGTTTACGACCCATGTCACCTTTCATGTCTCCTGCTTCAAACTGATTCACATCAGTGGGAGTCATTAGCATGCCCAAACTGTCTATGATGAATAATATTTTAGGAGCAGTGTCTTTGTTGTCTCCATGTTCTGTTTTGTATTCTTTCATAAAAGTTGATATGGTTTTGGCCACATCATCAATCATGCTAAGATTCAATTTCAATAGTTTTTTCTCGTCACAATCCACACCCAATGCCTGCAACCAATTTTGATCCAGTGCGTTTTCTGTGTCCACCAACACCACAAATATGCCTTGCTTCTGTGCGTGTCTCACCAAGTTGCCTGAAGCAATGTATGATTTGCCTGATCCTGATTCACCAGCAAACACTGTTACTTTACCCAAGGGAATTCCTTTTTCAAAATCACCTGACATCAAATAGTTCAATGCGTAGTTGCCTGTGGAGATCCAATCTGTGGGATCATTGAATCCCAGTCCCAATCCATCAATGGATTTGGTTAATGTTTTTCTAAATTTCGATATGTCAAAAGCCTTAGTAGCCATAAATTTTTCCTTTTGTTAATTCGTAGTGGAGAATATTCAAACTCTCCACTACAATATATACTCTTTATTGTTTTTGTCTAGACCTAATCATTGCCAAAATATCTTCAGCTTTGTTTTTGCTCTCAGTTTTTAGAGCAGCAGTTTCAGTTTTAACTTCAACTTTTGCTGTTGATACTTCTATTGGCTTTGGTGTTTCGGCTTTAACATTGGTGTTAATCACCGGGTCTCCAGTTTTTGATGACATGCCAGCTGGACGGAAGTATTGTCCAAATCTTTCCATATCATATGCTTCACCATCCACAGATGCTTCAAACATTTCTTTCATTACTTTCAACTCAACTTCAGTTGGTTTTTTAGGCAAGTAATCGCTCATGTTGAACAAGCCGTGTGTTTCCACTGCTTTGTTTTCATCTTCGGTTAATGGTCTGGTTTTTCTTGACCAAGCAGAAGTTGAATAGTCTGCGTATCCACCTTTGCTGGTTTTGACAATTTTAAAATCAACTCCGTTGATTTTGTCTGTAGGAAGATCTTCCATTTCAGGATCCATCAGAGCTCCTTTTATTATTTGGAATATTTGTGGTCCAATAATAAATCTTCTAATTGGATTTGCTGATTTGTTTTCTTCATTCAGAGGATCTTCTTTGACAAAACCTTGGAAAATGTATGATCTTTTTTTCCAATATTTTCTGCCCATGTCTTCCAAGTTAGGATCTTTAAACCATCCTCTAACTTCAGATAGTATGGCACAAGATTCTCCATACATTTCCATACATGGCACTTGTACTTGAACTGGTTTTGAATCAGTTTCTCCTTTGATACCATTGAATGGAAGTTTGATCATCAAACGTTCTCTCCAAAAGAAAGTGTTGTTTGAGTCGCCATCTG